GTTCAGTCACGATTGGAAAACACCAAAAACACCAAAAACACCAAAAACACCAAAAACACCAAAAACACCAGACGACAAAAAATAAATTGTGAATATGATAATATTTGGGAGACGACGTCTAGTGTATAAAAAGTTTCTAATAAACAAGAAGCCTATTTCTTGAAGAAAATCACGACTACGATAGCAAAACAAGCGGTGATTGAAAAATTGACAAGAAAAACCTACATGAATTATCCTTTAAGTTGAAAAAAACAAAATAATATATATTCTCTTTTTAACTTAAAGACCCATAAAAAACTTTTTTTACCAAATTTGATTTGCAAAAGTGAAAAATGGACATTTATAAATGTCCAAAATCGACTTTTGGAAAAAAGAATTTGCAAAAACACGAAAAAAAATGAGTTGTGACGAGAATGCAGAGAATTCCAAAAATATCACAATTTTTTTGTTATTGTACTTTTTTTAGATTTTTTCACAAAAAAATAATAAAAATATTTAGCAATATAAGATATTATAAGATTGTATAAGATTTTATAAGATATTTTTTATATTAGTATATAAATATAACATATATAATTCAATATGCCCAAAACAGATATCGATTACGGAAATACAATTATTTATAAAATATATTGTAAAGACACAAATGTAAAGGATTTATATGTTGGACACACTACAAATTTTGTACAAAGAAAATATGCACACAAGATGTGTGTAATTTCTAATCATGAAAATACTAAATTATACAAAATAATAAGAAAAAATGGTGGATGGGATAATTGGACGATGGAAATTGTAGATTTTTTTAATTGTAACAATCAGTATGAAGCAAGAATAAAAGAACAACAATATTTTATTTCTTTGAACGCTAATTTGAATAGTGTCGAGCCTGCACCAAGAGAAAAAATAAATGAGATTGAAAAAAAAATAATTCCTGTAGGGAAAGTAGGAGATATTTTTTATTGTAAATATTGTGACTATACATGTAAGCGTAAAGATAATTTCGACAAACATCTCGTGACACCTAAACATAACAACTCAATTTTTGTCAACCAAAAAGTAGGAAAAGTAGGAAAAGTAGGGAAATCCAGAAAATCCGCGACTCACATGATAGATACATCATACGCTTGTGATAAATGTGGCGAAAAATACATCTCAAGATCAGGATTATGGCGTCACAAACAAAAATGTAAAACCATAAATATTCACTCGATTAATGCCGTAGAAGATGAATCAACTGAAAACACAATAGAACCCATTTTTTACAACGGAAAAGACATTAGTAATTTGAAACCGGAGGAATGTTCTTTGGATATTATCATGCACTTGGTAAAACAGAATGAAGAATTTCAAAAAATAATGATGGACCAAAATCATAAATTCTTGGAGATTCAAGAACAAATGATAAATTTCTCGGGTTCCACGACAAACATCAACAGTCACAACAAAACCATGAACAACCAATTCAATCTGAATCTTTTCTTGAACGAAACCTGTAAAGATGCAATGAACATTAACGAATTTATTGATTATGTTACGGTGAATCTCGACGATTTCGAGAATTTCGGCAAAGTAGGCTACCCCAAAGCACTCGGTGAAATCATCGTGAGAAATTTGAACGAATTAGATATCAAGATACGACCCATTCACTGTAGTGACCTGAAACGAGAAGTCTTACACGTGAAACACGACGGAGTCTGGCATAGCGACGATTCCCAAAAATTCATAAAAAAATCCATTACTTATGTAGCGAACAAAAACATTCGACAGCGACCTCTATGGCAGGAAGAGAATCCAGAATCCAAGAATTGTCTCACTACCTCATTTGAGTATTACAACAATATATGTCTTGCCTCTTTGGGACCGGCCACCGATGAACAAGAGGCCGATTTCTTGAAGAAAATCACGACTACGATAGCAAAACAAGTGGTGATTGACAAGAAAAAAAAATACTAGAATTATATGATAGATATATGATATTACAGTAATAAATATAAAATCCACCTTACACAAAATCACTACAAAATAACCGATTCATATTGAAAACTTCAGGTTTGTTTTCCTCTTTTGTGAATATTTTCAATATTTGTTCGTCGTCACGAAACCGAATCGAATAATCCTGTTGTATATTGTTACGACCGATACGACCCAACGCCTGTATGATTTTCTCTTGAGTCAATACCATGTCTTTACTCAAGTATCCATGACAGAACTGATAATTTGTTCCGTAAATATAATCCGACGAGGCAATAATCATGTAGAGTCTCTGTTTTTCCGCCATTTTTTTCATGATTTCGGTATAGGCGATACTGGTATGATTGGTGAATACACCGATTCCCATCAACAACAATATTTTCCAACTGTCATTCACATCATTCAACATCATAATATCTACAATAGTGGATTCATCGATGTCGCTTGTGAAACTGTTTTTATTATCATCAGGCGCCCACTTTTTCAAATGATGATGTTTGTTGGGAATAAAGGTTTCGTTGAGTTCAATCGGCAGAATCATGGAAGTCAGCATATCCAATTGCTCTTTCATTTTGCGGTATTCGATATCTTTTTCGTCGTTGATTTCACGGTCGCGTCCTTTAGAATCACCCTTCAATTTTTTGGCTTCACGACTGTTGTCGCCAACAGATTCCTTCATCGTTTTCTTTTCAATATAATCCTCCAAATTGTGTTCCAAAACCGATATTTTCTCGTTGATTTGATTGTTGGATTCGATTTTCTTGGTAATTTCACCCATGACAAGGGACGGAATATTCGCCTGTTGAATACAAAATTTCGCTATTTTCTCAATATCGTTCGCCAAGAAGATAGTGGGACCGTCTGTCAAAGTATATGCATCTTTTGTGGTTACATAAATCGCGCACTGCTCTTCGGATGCCGCCGAGTGATGATTGGCACTACTCAAAATCTGTTCGCTTTGTATTTTGACAATTGGTTTTCCGGCACATTCGGTTTTGAACACACTCGTCGAATCCATACTCGCTACTTTTTTGAGCGTATTTCCCTTTACATCGACGCGACCATTCGGAACAATTCGTTTTTTCTTGTTTTTATCAAAATGTACATAAATCGCCATCCAGTCTTCCATTTTTATGTTTTTCAAGACTTTCAAATAATGAATTTTGATATTCTGCATCGTAATGTCATCCAAACAACCAAAATGTCTTGCTATTTTCCATTTGCTAGAGACGACTTCGTGTTCTTCCATGAAAACAATAAAATCCACAATTTCGCGTAAATCCATGTATCTCAACAAAGTCAAATTGTTTTCACAGTGCTCTACAATTTTCGATATTTCTTTGTAGTCTGACGACAATCTGTGTGGCAAGACAACATACCCAAATTTATTGATAATGGGAATGGTTTTTTTACAATCGTGGCTCACGATAGTATGAACGACGGCCTCCGGAAATTTCATTTTGAAATCGTGAATCGTGGGTCCTAGTTCATGTAATTTGGGCAAAGTAGCAGAAGACAAAATCATGTTGGGAATCACATTTTCGCTCCAATTACGATGTATGATTTCGTGTAAATCGTGTTTTTCGTAATCCATCGTAATCGTGGGTTCATCCCAATAAACAATAATGTTTTCCACCGGATTGAATGCCTTCATGTAATGCATGGCAGGCAAATAAGAAATCAAATCACAAATGATAATCTCTACTTTGTCGCCCACGCTATTGTCGACTTTACCAATTTTACCGGATTTTTTATTCACCGTAAAATCCTTTGCCGCGAAATAATGAAGACGAATATCGTCGGCGCTTGAACATCCAAAAGCGAATGCTATTTTCTTGCCCACAGAGATGGCTGATTTAGCCAAAGACAAGCCAACATGTCTCGCGGCGCACACAAAGATAATCCTGTTTTTTTCGGAAATGCCGATGGGCGAAAGTGTTTTACCTGTTCCGGTGGGGGCAATATACAAGATAATTTTGGGTGAGACTTTGGGAACATCGACATTATCAACATTAGACAAAATTTCCACAGAGTGCCTTTTTTTCAGTTGAACTTTTTTTACAGAATCGTCATCGTCACTGTCATCACCGCGTTTGTTTTTTTCGATTTCCGCGCGGTATTTTTCCAATCTTTCTTGAAAATGAGGATTTTGAGTCGCTGTGAAAATCTGTTTTTGATGTTCATAGAGGATCATGTCTGCATATTTGAGTATCACCTCGTTTTTCTCAATCAACTCCACCGAATGTTGAACGAAATCAAACATTTGAAACTCGGTTTCGAAAGCGGAAAGAACGGATTTGCATGCATAAACGACATATTTGTTTCTGTTGAAAACGGTAGAGTTCATGATTTTGTACAAGGTGAAATAGGCAATCTTTTTGTTGGAAGAGTGTGATTCTTTCAATACTGAATCGATCAACTTGAGAAGCAAATACTCAAATAAGTTCGCTCCATTAATCTTTTCTTTTGTGTTTTTTTCGAGGCGAATTGCATCGGCTTTTTTGATTACCACTTGACTTTTACTTGGTATTTTTATTTTTTCGAAGAATGAAAATTTGTATTTTTTTTCCATTTCCACAAACGAGTCCTGGAAATAATGAAGGAACAAATAATCCTCCATCGTTTCGCTGTATTCTATTTTCAGATAGGAAAACAGGGACAAATATTTGTTGTATTTGATGTTGACGTTATGAAATCCTTGGATCATAAGTGTCATAATTTCCTTTTCTTCGGGGGAGATTGGAATTTCAATATTTTCCCACTCGGATTTCACTAGTTTTCTTTGTTGCAAGTCCATGTTTGAATTGAGTAAGTTCTTTATTATGTGTGTAAAAAAGTCTTTGAGTTGAATTTTATTTCAATTTTATTTATTAAACCTTTTCACCTTTCAAACGCCGATTATATAATGATAATTCTGCATGAAGGGCAGAATTATTGAATATACAAAGGTGATTTATCGGCGAAAAGTAACAGTTACCTAATAACATTAAAAGGTGCAAAAAAAATTGAATTAAAAGAATTTGTTGTATCTAGAGTAAAACAAATAGTATCTTACAAAAACCCAAAAACCCAAAAAACGAATAAAATGAAAAACACAATCATATCGTTAGAAGGCAATATTGGCTCCGGTAAATCTACCCTGTTAAAGTTTTTGGAAGAGGCCTTGTCCCAAAATAAAAACATCATCTTTTTGAAAGAACCGGTAGACGAATGGGAAAACATTATCGACAAAGAGGGAACGACGATGTTAGAAAAATTTTACGGCGACCAAGAGAAATATTCGTTTCCGTTTCAAATGATGGCGTATATTTCTCGATTGGCACTTATGAAAAAAACGATGGAGGAGAATGAAAATTGTATTGTTATCACGGAACGGTCCCTTTCGACGGACAAATATGTATTTGCCAAGATGTTGTACGAATCCGGAAAAATCGAAGATGTCTGTTATAAAATATACAAGATGTGGTTTGATACATTTGCAAAGGATTATCCTGTAGAAAAAATGATTTACATAAAAACAAGCCCTGAAACATGTCATGAAAGAATAACCAAAAGGTCGAGAACGGGTGAAGACCAGATTCCTCTAGATTACTTGAAGAAATGCGACGAATATCACGAAGACATGATGGATAGAATGATGACTCACAATATTCATCAGTTAGAGTTGAATGGAAATGTAGACATTTTTGAGAATGATTACCAAAAATTAAACGAATGGTTAAAAACGATTGCGAATTTTATCTGTATTTGAGTTTCAGACTCTAAAATGATTGTAGAAATGATTTAAAAATATATTATTTATAAAAATTATATATTTTCTTTCAATGACATCTATTTTTTTACCCTCGAGAAAACAACAAACCATCACAGCGATGTTTGGGAAAACGGCGTATAAACTTTTTTCTTTTCCGGAATATGTGATGAATTTTGACGGGTGTAGTAAAGGGAATCCTGGTCCAGGAGGAGCAGGGGCAGTTATTTATCAGAACACAGAGGAGATATGGAGTGGAAAAAGATATTGTGGTCCAAAAATCACCAATAATGTCGCCGAATACAACGGTCTTTTGTTGGGTTTAGAGAAAGCGGCGGAATTGAAAATCAAACATTTGGTGGTGAGAGGAGACAGTCAACTCATCATCAAACAAATGAATCGTGAATACAAGGTCTTGAATGAGGATATGATGGTATTGTTTACAAAAGCGAAACAATTGGAGACAAATCTAGAAAAAGTAGAATATCAACATGTATACCGCAATTTGAACGGAAGAGCCGACCAACTTTCGAATGAGGCATTAGTGGAAAATACAACAAGATGATTCAAAATCATCTACAATCATTCATTTTCCAAAAGACTAATGTTGAGTCGTTGGGAAGGTTTGTATTTCAAAATGTCCAATTGTTTAGCAGTCGTGGGGAATTCATCGGCGCCATAAATATCTTGTAACATGAGCCATTCGAAGACACCACCCATGTACAAAAAAACATTAAAAAATCCAAGTCTCAATAATTGTTCATATTTTTTGTAGATGGAATCGTCATTTGAATTACGACCATAAATAATGATACGAATGTTGGTGTTTTGTTTCATGTATCGATTGATCAACATTTCTTCTTGTTGAGGAGTAATGGTTCCAAAAATAAGACAGTTTTGGTCGATTGGTGAAAGGGTGTTGATAAGCAAATAAGTTTCTGGATTCTTACATACGGTTTGAACATCTTCAAAATTAATTTTTTGTATTTGTTGTAAAGATGGTTGATTTCCCATACTTACACTACTCGAAAAACATTTAAGTTGATTTTTTTACGAACAAGTATTTTTTGTTTGTAAAAAAGAAAAAAAGTTTTTTATTGAAATTCACCTAATTAAAATTCACCTAATTAAAATTCACCTAATTAAAATTCACCTAATTAAAATTCACCTAATTAAAATTC